TGTGTATGTAGTATCGAAATCTATAATCATTTCACCACTGTACTCATCTTTAATTGCGTAATAAGAAGACTGCGGGAGTGCATATTCTGTCAAGTATATAGAACCTGTAGTAAAAGTTCTTGTGGGGTATTTAGGTCTAGCTGATATTCTAAATCTAACTGTGTCTTTATCAGTGTAGCTTTCTTTAGCGTTTTTTATAGATACTGTTGCTATATCTGTGCTTAAAACAGATAGTGATCCTGTAGAATAAGAAGAATCGTCCCATTTAAATTCTAAATAGGGTGGAAAAATAGTGTTAGTATCTGAACTAAAGTACCTTAAAGTAATTGATTGGCTTAAATAGTTTTCATAGTTATCTTCTAATTTAAGTAGTATACCGTAGTTTGGTATACTGCTACTGTAGTGAGATGTAACAATGTTTGTAACGTCTATATTTAAGTCGTGGTTAGAACTTAAGTTATTTGTTTTACTGCCTGATACGTCGTTAGAAATAAAATCACCTCCTAAACTAGTCCATTCGTTAACTGCTGCTCCTCTATACTTCCAATTAGTACCTGTTCTATTAACAGGTGAATCGTTCCCTCTTCCAGTTCCGTTTGTCCAAGACTGCGATATTGGGTATGCATACACTGTGTATGAACTAGGTAGTTCAGTTGCGTTTGCTAAAGATAGGTGTATACTAGCAGATATACTGCCAGATGTAATATTATCAACAGCATATGTTATGTCAGAAGTATTGAATTGTAACAACCCTCTACTAGTTCTACCAATAGCATTATCTGATGGGTCTGGGTAACCAGCTAATTCTATAATTTCATCTAAACCTGCATTACCGTACAACCCAGCCACAGTAGGTTTACTTGAAATATAAGTATCTTTTTCCGGAAATATTCTATATACTGCCATTTTATATTGTTGTTACTCTACCTTTTATATCTTGATCTGGGTATTTTATTTCAAATATACAAGGATCGTATGAAGGGTATACTACATTATCTTTAGTTGCTCCTTCTGTATCATATGCATACTGTGAGTAGTTACCACCAGCTAGGTTTCTAATTTGAACTTTTTTAACAGTTTGGACTCCTTTTATCTTATCTAATAAGGTATACACTGTTGATAAGTTAATAGGTTGGTTAATAGCCCTGTTAACGGTTTTAAAATGTGACTTGAGAGCTTCAGTACACCTTGTTAACACTTCTCTAGAGGCGTAGTTAGGTAGTGTAGTTACTTCGTATTTAACTTCAATGTTTACTACAAAAGCATCTTTAATATCTAATGCATCAGTAATAAGCATATATTGAGATAGATACTGTTTTAAATTACTTTTCAGTGTGTTTGATGCAGTTGTAAGTTTACCATTTACATCGTATGCAAGAACGTATAAAGAAAGAGCTAAAGGATTTTTATCTAATACACTTCTGTCTGAATTAGCTAATAATTCTCTAGTTACAAACGCTTTTGCAATAGCTCCAAACTGTGGAGGCATACTTAATGCTCTAACAGTATAGTCATCTGTTGTAACAGTACGGGACTGTTCAGCATAACTTCTTAAAGCGTTTTGTCTAAGTTCTTCTACTGTGTCTCCATCTTTTCCCCCTGCCGCTGATTTAGGGTTGTTAAATGCTAAAGTAGATAGTTTACTTAAGTCTGTTGCTAATACATTACCTATAGATGATTTATTAGTAACTGTATTTGCATCTACATTTGATGTAACACCACCTCCTGTCAGATATCTTATAGTTAATGTGGTATTACTAGGTGCTTGTCCGTATGTTCGAGTAAAAAGAACATTACTAGGGTCAAAAGCAATATCTAATTTATTAACTTTATGTGCAGTTGTAAACTTTTCTATTGTAGTGGGGTCTGGTAGAAATTCATCATCTCTAGCATCTACTATACCAGCACCAAATTGAATTTGTAGAACACCTTTAGATGTAAATCTTGTAACAAACCTTTTAGGTACTCTAGTCAAACTGAGAGAACTTCTTACTAAGTCACTATATGAACCTATACTACGTTCTTCTAACATGATAGTATCTTGACCTAATACCGGTACCTCATACCATACATTACCGTCACTGTCTATAATATCTAGTACTCTAATTATGTTCTCATCTTCTATGTTAATAGTTTTGAACTTTTCTGCAGAGCCAATTGTTTCCGTTACCGTGTTGATTGTTGCTGAATATGCTTTAACTTTCTTTTTAAGTTGAAACATTGCCGGTACGTTATTAGACATGGTAGTGATTAACACTTCAGTAGGGTCGTAAGAGCTACTAAAGGCAAAGTCTATAGCATCATCTATTAAGAAACTTGTATTGTTTGCATCAGTTGCACCTATCACAGCACCTCCTGATATGAATAATGCTTGATCCCAATTAGGTTCGTCAGTACCTCCTGTAGGTTCAACATCTTGAGTTACTTCCAATTCGACTTCTGATACTGAAGTTACTCTTGGTCTGTATCCCATCATATATGCTAAAGTATATAAATTTTCTGGGTTTTTAGCATATTGTGTAAATGTCTCTTGTAGTTGACTATCTTGATAAAAAGATAATACATCTCCTACATATGCTGCCATTTCCATAAACATCATTCCTGGTGATGCTTCGGTAAAGTCATTATAAGAGTCAGGGAAATACTGTTTAGCAAACTCAATTAGCTGAGATCTAAAATCAGAAAATTCTCTATTAATATATTTTATGTCTCTTTGCTCAGCCATTATTGTTCAAAATTAATAAGTATTTCGTCTTCTATATTTGTATCTTTAACTTTAAATGACAGACTAAACTCAACTATGTTTCTATCTGGTATTCCTTCTGTTTTAATATCTATCACTTCTACCTTAGGGAAATATAATTCAAGGTCTTTTTTTATTATGGTGTCTATTTGTCTAACTTTATCTTGTGTTAAGTTGTCAAATATAAGTCTTTGTAGTCCATTGCCAAATGTAGGATTGAGATATCTTTCTCCTGTACCGGTTAAAAAATAATTAATTAAATTTGTTTTTATAGCCTCTGCGGAAGTATAGGTTGAAGTAAAAGCACTGTTACTGCTAAATGGAAGTTTAACTCCTATAGCTGTTCTAGCTTGAAGATCTCTAGGGTCGATTTTTTTTACTTCAAAAGGCATATTTAAATTCCTCTACTTTTATCTTTTTGTACAGAAGCATCATATATTTTTTTTGCTTTATTTACAAAATCTAATTTAGTAATATCTATTCCTGGCATTGGCCCAGTGTTTTCCATCGTCATTTGCGTTGCTCTAGAAGTAGCTAGATTAGGTTTACCTATAGTACCAGCTCCTACAATATGTCTTGCATCATCAGATGTCATTGTGTTAGCTGTTTGACGTAACATCTCATCTAATGTAGCACTTTTACCTACAGACCACTTTTTTGGTTGACCTTTAGGTACTTGTGTAAATGTTTGAGAAACTTGTTTAGTAGGAGTAGAAGCGTACTTTACCGCTTCATTCATTACTTCTTGTAACTCCTCCTTAACTGCTGCTCTTACTTCTTCTCGGATAATTTTACGTAGTTGATCGAGTTTCATATATATAAATAGTTTAGTTATGGAAGTTGATTATCAATCCTAAATTTAAGTTCATTAAGTAGAACATCCACAGATGAACTAAAGGATTTAGGTCCTTTTATTATTTCTACACCACTTTTATCCACAGCTACAGCAAATCTTCTTGGAGCTATTTCTGGTGAGTTTTGATCTATTTTAATTACCAGTGTGTAATTTTCTCCGTTTGGAGCTAAATAATTAAATTTATTATTAAACACTTTATCTTCTTCGGTGGGAGTTTTAAATGTATCTAAAAAAGACTTAATACTGTTTTTAGCATCTTCTGAAATTACACCATCTATGTTAGATAAGCCACTGTTCAGTTTAGTTAATGAGTTTAGTAAATCGTTATTAGCGTTTTGTAATTTTTCTCTACCGGTTAGTTGTTTAGGTGTTATGTCTTTTCCGTTTTCATCAAACACAGGTCTAATTGCTTTGTTATTTTCGTAAACATTTGCTCTTCTAGTAAAGTCAAAATTTTCAAATAGGTTTGCTCCTTGTCTAGAAAAAATGTATTCGTTTTTATCATTAATTATACCAAGTTGTTTTAGTCGGGTATTAG